CAGTGCGATTCAAGGTGGCGCTTGTGCACCAGCCCGTTAGCGCGGTGCCGCCAAGTGTGACTGTCGGATTTGAGAGGATTGTGGAAGTTGCCATGATGAGTTACTCCTTGGAAGTGTTGGATTTAGTTTGACACATAATGAGACCGAGAGTGTGGATTAGGCAGTCTGCACGACAGTCGAGACCGACAGCTCATAGGCAGGGAGAGTTGAGCCGCCGATGTCTAGGTTCGTTGGGCGTCCAGATACGACCCCAATGTTTAGCGCGTAGATCTGGGCAAGGATATTGAGCAGGCTTTTTTGGGCGTCTAGGTTGCCCGGGCCTAGCGTGATGATCTGCAAAGTGAAGTTAAGTTTTGCGACATTGTAGTTGTAGCCGTCTATGGAGTCGATATTGACGAAGACGGAAGGTGGAGAGATGTTGCGTGGATCATTATTTACTTGAAGCCCTACGACCGTTGAGAGCTTCGCAACTAGATCGTCGTAGCCTTCGTTGAAGAGATCTGTGTAGTTAGGTACAGCCATTAGGCGACCTGCGGACGATCAATTCCTAGCAACTGGCGGATCATTCCGTTCAGACCCATAACTGGGGTTACGCCCATCGATTGGAACGAGGAAAACTGATCTACCGATCCGCGTTGGCGGTACAGCGCGCCACCGTACATCTGGGTTCCTAGGAATACATCTTGCGAAGGGACAGTCGTAAGCGAGTCCACATAGCCTGCTTCCATACGGCGTCTCCAACAGAATTGTGAGGCAGCTGCGGCGCACACTGTTAGGAAGGCGGCGTCGGCGGCGGTTGCTGTGCCTATACCGATCCAGTCCTCGAGATTTGCCGAAGTGACCCAAGTGCAGGTCTGCGTAATAGTTAGCGTGCCAGTAGCGGCAGTGCGAGCGACATCGTCAGCGGTCTTTGCAAATAAGACTTGGTTAGCGATTGGGACATTGACATCGTAGAGAAGATCTCCGTAGGTGTCTACGCCTGTGTAGAGGTACTGGGGCAGTGCCCTTACCGTGTAGGTGCCGTTAAAAGTTGCGTCTACTCCAGCGATGACGACACTTGCGCCGAGTTCAATTTCCGCAGGTGTGAGAAGTTGAACTACGGCGTAGTTGTCTATGAGGTATTTCTGCGTGACGCTGTAAACAGCCATGAGCGGTAGCCCCGCTCTCGACTAAGCCTGTGTGATCTTGCGGATCATTCCAGAGATTGCAGCAAAGGTTGAGACATAGCCATGAAAGCTCATGGTTTTGCCCAGCGTGCTAGGCGTGTCCACACTAAGCAGGCCTTGAATGCTTTCGTAAAATTCGTAAGCATCGCCTTGGCCCTGACCGACTCGGGTGATGATCATGGTCTTTGCAGCAAAGTTGCTGTCCACCACTAATTGCAACCCGAGTGGGGTGCCGTTCCATGATGTTGCGTTTCCGCCGCCGAGTGCGTTTTGGCCTGTAAGACCTGCACCGATGAATGGGAAGATTGGTCGGTTCGTTGTGTCTACGAGCTGACCGAGTTGTGACCAAACATCTACCGAGACAAACATGTGTGTCGGCATCCAGTTACGATTTGCCGATACATCATTTGCTGCGTCATAAACACTCTTGAGCAAGTCTGCGACTGTTCCGTCCCAAACGCCAGACGAGTTTGCTGCAGTGAGCAAGTCGTCCGCTGCTTTGTTGTCAGATGCGATCATGTATTCGCCCATCAAGTCATTCAAGATTAGCGACATCGCTTCTGGCGAGGTGAACGAAATGTCTTGTGAGGACAAACTCACTTGCCCAGCCAAAGTTGTCTTGCTAATTGAGTTTGCCGCAATGACCATTGTGGTTGCTGACACTGCAGAAAGTTCGGTTGATTGTGCAGCGACGCTTGTGTGTGTCGTGATTGTTGGACGAGTAAAAGTCTTTGAGCGACCGTTGTCAGGATAAGCGCGAGCGCCTACAGCCTCGACTACTGGGCGCAAGAAGTTTAGATCCTGCACCAATGGCCCAAGGACTGGAACTGGCAAGAGACCCGGGGTGTCCGAGGTAAGAACATCGCCTGCAGCTGCTTGAAGTGATGTGCGCTGTGATGCAGAAAATTCTGCGACTGCTTTGTTCATGTTGTGGAAAGTGTCGCCACCGATGTGGTAGGCAGCCATGAACTCGCCTGCGGTTGGCAACTTGAACTCGCGTTTTGCTTGTGCTGGAATTGGTGCAGTTGGAATGGTTGCTTCTACTGCTGGGACTGTTGGCTCTGACATGGGTTCGTTCTCCTGTGTAGGTTCTGTTTCTATGATACTTATTTCTTCGTCTTCGTGGTGGATACTCGCTGCGATGTCTGTGATCATCGCTCCAGCAAATGCAGGAACTGGCACCATAGACAATTCAATCCAGTCGGCGGCTAACACTGTTAGCGATCCGTCTTTGTTTGCTCGAGTCTTAGTTGGGTTTACTCCGACAGATACCGAGTCCAAGACGCCGTCTAGGGCAAGCTGTAGGGCTTCGTCGCCTGCGGCGGTTTTGCTGATCTTGGCACTGAAGAGCATGCCTTCTGGAGTGTCTACGCGCTCGGTCACAATTCCGATGGCCTGATTGCTGTCATGGTTCATGTATAGGCGCGGTGCTTTGCCTTCGATTGGAAGGCTGCCTTGCTCAAAGATGACTTCGGTTCCGTCGGCGACTGTTGCTGCTACGCCGTAAGGAACTGCGATTCCTGTAATGGTTCGTGATGGTGTTCCGTCGCCTGCAGCTGCATCGATGCTGGCGGATGGTGCTGTGAATCTGATCATTAGTTTGCGATCTCCTCTTGAGTGTCTTCTTGTATTGGCATTTCCATTTTGTCTGCTAGGTAATTTTCTTCTAAATACGATTCGTAGTCAAAAGCGACATAGGTGCCGTTAGGCAAAACATTATTCATAGATAGTGTTTCTGCGATTGCATCGGCGTACAACTTCACGCCAAAAAACAGCAAGTCCATACGAGCCTGTTGCGAGGACTGATAGGAATACGATCCTGTAGATACGCCGATCAGGTATGGCGGAACATTGCCAATACGACCGCCAGTTTCAAGTGCGCTGTAGTTAGCAGACTCAATAAGAAGCATCTTGTCTGGCGACATTGTTGTCGGTTCGTATGTGAGAAATTCGTTAAGAGCCGCAGTCTGATTAGTTGCTCGAGCAGCGTTAAACGCGGCAGCCAAGTCTGCAAGTTCCTGCGCCGAAAGAGGTTCCCCTCCGTTTTGCCGAAGGATTCCAGCCGGAATTGATGAGCTGGCGTTTCTTGCGCGCGCGTCTTGAATCTTAAGTGCGGTCTCTATAGCGGCTTGCGATGAGTAAACCATGCCTTGAGTTGGCGACAAAAATTGCACAAGGTTTACTGGGTCTATTTGTCCGCCTTGAAAATAAACTTCTTTAGAAGGTGCAAACCAGACGGGACCTGCCATGTCGGTAGTGGTGACTGATCCCGCTGGGAGCCTTGAGAAACTCGCGGGATAACCATCAGCGGTGCGCGATGTGATGTACCAGAAAGCGCGCCCATAAAAGTAGAGGTCATCAAATGTCCAACTCATGAGAAAATTGAAGGGAACGGTCGGATCGGGACGACGCAACCAAGATCGGGGGGCGATATAGACGCGTTCCATTTCTTCGCCGTTCCACATTTCGTTATACATCTGTAATGGCATGCAGCCAATTACTGACGCAAGTAGATCGCGTGCGCGTGAGATTGCAGGGATTGAAATTGCTGCCGCGCGAAGTTGGCCTTCTCTATAGGTGTAATACTGACCGATCATATTTGCGCCAACATTGCTCGAGTTATACCCGGGGTTCATTGCTCCAGCTGCAGCGGCTTTGGCAGGCGCGGGACTGATAGCAGCCTTGTTTACTTTGCGATCAAAGATTCCCATAGCACAAGATTACACATTGCGCTTGAATTGTGGTGGCACTCGCCTAGTCATTTGCGGTATCCCGACGACAGGCAAGCAAGTAAGCGAGTGCCAAGAAGATGTTACTGATTAACAGTGACCAGCATCGGCTTCTGGGAGTTGCTTGGTCGCGCAGCTGCCGCCGCTCCCCAGATCATCGTGCGACAAAGCTCGATCGGTCCAGCTGACTTTTGCGAGCTGACTGCTATGGATCCCTGCGTTCTGACCATTACCGCTCGGCAGACATGCTCGGCAAGCATTGCTTCGCCAGTGTGAACTAAGCGTCCTTCACTAATCATGTTTCTTACTATGGGGGTGTATTGCAGAATCTCTTTGTAACCCATTACAACGCGCCGACGCTCAAAGATCGGTGGACAGTGTGCGTCAATAGTTGGCGAGAAGATGAACTTGATCGCTGGATCCGCCGCTGCTAATGCCCCTACATGCGCCCACAATTCTTTAGCAGTCTCGGCAGTAAAGGCGACCGAGACACAAGTACGACCGTCGCCAAGCGCGACCGACCTAGTTGCAAAGTATCTGGACTCATCCATAGACGCTTCTACCGAGATCACGCCGCCAGTAGGGATCGGGCCGTCGTACTCGAGGTCAGGCCAAAGATGGGTTTGGATCCATGACTGGGTGCTGGCGATCCACATATTGCAACTACTTCTTAAGAAATTTGCGCGGTCTGGATCTTGCGACTCGGCGCGCAAAGTCTCTATGCGAAGAGTGTGCCCGATTGCAGGGTTTGCCCATAGCCACGATGATTCTTGCATCGGATCAAGTGCCGGGGGGATAGACCATTCTGCGAAGTAGAAGTTTGAGGGTTGTTTCTTGTCAATAAGCCGCAGCGCGTTCTCTCTAAATCTGATAAAGGCGGCGCTCGATTCGGTGCCAGCCGTGCTCGCCATCAACAGCAAAGGAGATCGTCGTGCGCGTTGGGTCGGCATCAATCCAGCCATAGCCAATTCAGAGACATCAAACAGCTCATCAACTATCGCAAGGTCTACGCTCATTCCGTGTCCGACCGAAGGGTTCGCGGCGCGTACCATCCAGCGCGATCCGTCCGGCATTGTTGCCGAGTTTCGTCCAAAGGTCTTATATATTTTTGCGCCAAAGCGATCTTCAAGAATTGGTGCAAGTTCCTCGAAGAGCATTGTGGAAAGTGACAAAGTGTGAGCAGTGGATAAGACCGTTTGTTTAGTGCCACGGATCTTTGGCATTTCAAGAAGCCAAAATAGGATGACGCATTGCAACAATACGGACTTGCCGCATTGACGCGCCACCGACAGCAAACCAGATCTGTGCACAAGATCATCTTGCCCATCTGGAGAATGGCTGAAAGATAAAAGGTTTTCAAGATAATGCATTTGCCAAGGCATGAGCTCTATGCCGAGATGCTCCAGAGCTATGTCCCCCACAAGGCCAGCCCACGATCCGTCACAGTCCGGCACGATCGTCTCGAGTCTTGGCTGGTCGTGGTTGATCTCGGCTGGTTCAGGCTGGTCAGGGCTAATCGGGAGACACGATTGGATGGGGCTCGGGGGCGTTTCTATCTTGTATAAAAAACCGTTATTCCTGTTTTGTATTCGCATCGCTGTTTTTTTGTTTACTTGTATTGCTCCGCGCCTGCTATTGCAAGGCTTGCATGCTGGCACATAGCCCTCGTCTATTGTTCCACCTTCATCAGTCGGAACTAGGTGATCTAACTCCGTTGCCTTGGCGCGCTTGCACCAATGGCATGTTGGTTCGTCTCGGAGTAGTTCGGCTCTTGCTGCTTTGTAGCGTTTGGTGTCGTACTCTGTTTGTTCGCGTGCCATGGTTCTACTGATTACTAGCGCGGCGCAAGCGCCTTGCTCTCGAGTTGCTGTGAGTGTGTTGCATGTCGGGCTCGTCTCGGTTGGGTTTGTTTGTGGTATGTCATCTGTAAGCGTAACTCAAGACAGAGTGATGATGCTCACCCACGGGATGCCTCACTCCGTTACCTTGCTCATCTAGTCGATTATGTTTACGACTCGCCTCGACGCTTTGCTTGTCACATTTCGTCTTACATGTTTCAAGGCGCGCCGATCTAACCAAGTTCCCTTGGATTAGCCCCGCATCATGCGAACGATGTACGACCTTGCTACTAGCCAGTTGTAAAGAGTGTCAGTTGATCTATCTGTCGAGCTTCTGGTCTAATGTTCTGATCCTTGTGATGATCGCCTAAATAGGTTCTAAAGGCATGACAACAATGGCACACTAATTCGCACTTAGCGATCTCCGCTTCAATAATGTGCAACGGGTATTTCTTGGGTTTGTGCACCATTTTTGATATGGCTGCAATCTTGGTTGTGCGATCAAGATGATCAAAGGCAAACGCCAAGAAAGTCCATTCATCACAGATCAACCCACAATCAACACACTCGCCAATTTCTATTTTGATTCTGTTTACATATGCGCGAGATTCATTGCTTAAATTTCCAGTTACTCGATCAAGTATTCCGTCTCCCACGGTTCTACCAATGTTTGCGCGCATCCTTCTGTAACGCTGACTTGAATAAGCGCGCATCTTGGCTTTGCGTTCTTCCGAGCTCACTTCCAATCACTCCATGCCATTAGAGCTGCACATAGCAGCGTCAAAGCCAATGCAAGCCACACTGTGCGACTCATGGCATTACCCTACGCAATGCCTCATACGCCAGTTCAAGCGCGTCTTGAAGCTCTTCTAATTGCTTTTTAAGCATGTCTACGGTGTGCACTGCGTAATCACGCTCGCGCGCTATCGCTGTCATGTGATCGTGAAGACGGTCGTATTCTTGATCTGGGTTCTTCATGCTTTCATCCTGTCAATCAACACTCGACACTGTCCCGACGACAATGTCTCTACAACTACATCATCTACTCCGAGCGTCTTGTGAATGAACTCAAGCAGCTGGAAGTCATCCCATGCTTTACCGCGCGCAAGCGACTTCAAGAAGCCGATTTGCTTAGGTGTTGCCCCGCCAAAGGTGTCCGGTGCAGGCGTACTATTCACGCGGTTCACTTTCTCCATTTCGGTTGATGATGCGCGCTCTCCAGTGTGTCCTAGTGGGCCGTTACTGATTGCGCGTCCGATTGCGGATGTTTCGCAGTTCTCTAGGAATGATGTTTTGTTTACTGGACTATTTCCCATGACTTCTTCTGCCCAGCCTTGCGAGATCATGCGTCCGTCGTTGTCCAAGCATTCGCATCGGAAGATCACCGTAGAAGCGTCGTAGTGCATCATGGTCGTGATGACTTGTCCGTGTGGGTAG